AATCCATTAAGCCGGAAATAAGGCAATGCAATAGCATTCAAATCCTGAATTACCAGCTTAGTCGCATAATCTATCTTTTCTTTAAGAAATTGCAATCCACTCGATCCATCAGAATCAACAATATCAGCAGCATACCGAAGATTGATTCCTGGAAGATCATTTATCCATAATCCACTCTTGGGATTTGTAGTAAGGCATTTTACACCTATAAAATCCTCAAGACAAGACGGCACTGAATTTATAGGGGTCATCTTTATAAATATTTTTATCGTCTATTTTTAATGAACAACGATTTTTCAAATAATCAGCAACCCAAAAGGAAGGACACATTTTATTGCTGAATTGATTATGTCCAGCAATAAGTACATCAGGGTTATATGATAAAACTTCCGCAATAATGCTATCCAATGTCCTTGCCTGTGCATCTGTCAATGTGTTCTTTCCTTCTTTCTTATCAGCAGTCAATCCGCCAACATAACAAACGTGCCTTGAAATACCATTCATTCCTTGAACACCATTCGTTATCTCATCATCATCAATCCACTTATCCATATTGTGTTTGACAAATTGATGCCTTGTACCATCCAATAAAATAAGGTCAGAATATCCAACCCTATCCCATCCCCTTCCTGCCGGCTTAGGAAATGTGTGCCAATTCTTAACCGTCTGTGCAGTAATACTCCTCCCTTCAGGAGTAGCAGTACAATGAATGATAAGATATTTAAAAGGTTTTCTCATTATTTATCGTTGTGTTGTCTTTCTACAAAAATAATAAAAGAAAAAGGCCACTCAACATAAGCTGATGGCCCTTTTTCTTCATATTACTTATTGGAATTAGGCGGGAGTAATACCACCATCGATATATTTGGCACAAGCCATATCAATATCATTCCAAGTAATAGTACCATCAAAATAAGTTGATCCTGTATTGTTATCCTCAATTACCTCATCAATCTCAAGAATAAAATTCTCGATAGGGCCATAGATATAACCATCACAAGTTTCATAAACCAACTGAAAATTTGATGAATCTCTCAGGATAGTATTCCAAAATGTATAAGCAAGACATCCAGGGCCAGGAGAAGTAACCGTATCAGTATTATAGTCCATGAAAGTAATCTGCTTTTCAGCACCTACAATACCTTCAGGAAAACAAGAGGCAATACGCTTCTTAGTAAAAGAGCCTTTAGCCTTTTGACCCATAATAAGTCCTGAACCAACTACATCTCCAGAACCTTGAGCAGTAGTCCACTCCGCATCTGATTCAATATTGGAAAATTCATAATCACATTTTACGAACCATAGACGTTTAATACCTCCAGGACGAGTATTAATACCACAACCACCAGTATAACTTACTGGCAAATTAGGCGCGCAAGCTGATGCACAAATAGCCATTTTTATTTAGTTTTTAAGAGTTAGTGAATAGAGGGAGAGGATTTCTCCTCTCCCATTTTAATTTAATTAGGCAGGGCAGTTGATTGCAGCACCATCAGAGCAGTCATTGACAACTGAAACTCCCGTGTAATCGGGACAAGCACAAGCACCACCAGGAATTGCCCAATGATGGTAGTTAAGACCAATCTCAACATACCACTTTTCGGTACAATCGTCATAGTTAGTCTTCAGATCGTAAACAAGACCTGTAAACGGATCTACAACAGTTCCATGCTCAAAGCTATCATTACGCTTTGCATAGTCACCTACATACTTATTCCAAAGAACGAGCTGACGAGTTCCAGGAGCAAGAAGGATTGACTTTGAAGCACCTGCAACAGAATTGTAGAAACGATCATAGTAGTAGTAGGCATCGTTCATCCAATTGCTAAGATCCATACCAAAGTTGGTATTGCAACAAGCCATCTGAGTAGCTTTTGCAAACAGATCGATTGATCCGCCACCGATAATGAAAGGAACACCATTAGCACCAGTCTGCTCATAGATATGCTTGATATATGCCCAAGCCATCGGATTAGATTGGCCACTTGTATTGAAAAGAGGAACTGAGATTTCACCTTCAGTGCAAGAGCCTGCATCAGAAAGATAATAACTGTCACCAAAAGTTGTCAAAAGCTCCTTATCCAAAGCTACATTTACAGCGTTCATAGCATTCATGATCGTCTGACCAACCCAAACGCTGTCAGCTTCACAAAGCTTACGCATCTCATTCTCATCGAATCCCATCTTATATTTAAGACAGTTGAATTGAGTGATAAGCTGCTCTGAAGGCTCAGGTGTATTTTCGGGATTACAATTAGGTGTACAATCAGTAGAAACACCATCGTCGCAAAGCTGCGTTTGATAGTTAATCTGAACTGTGCGGAATTTTCCGTTCGTAGGAACGATTTGGGCATTAAAGCCTGCTCGGTTAGCATCGCTCATCAGAGCATCAACGTAACCAACTTTCTCACGACGAAGTGCCGGAGCATTAGAACCTGCAATGTCATTCAGGTTTACTTGGATTGCGGAACAAAGTCCTTCTGTGTAAGCCATTTTATTTAATGATTAATGTTTAGAGTTTTTAGCATTATCGGAAAAAATAAAACCCAAAAAAAGTCCATACGCATAGCGACAGATTCTTTTTGGGTAGTATCACCCCGATGCGTATTGGAACGCCTCCCCGAAGTGAATTTATAGCCTTCCGGCTCGATTACTGACCAAATGTACGAAGATTTTTCATACGCTCGGCATTTTCTTCTGCACTTTTTATTCCAGGAAGATTGTACTTTCTCTCCTCAGTTAATTGTGCCGTCTTTACTGTCTTTTGAGTCACAGGCGATTTCTGCTGACCATTACTCTGCATAATCAACCCATCCTCCATCAACTTCTTATCAATAATCTCTTCCAAAGAAAGAGTTTTTGTGCCTTCATCATTCAAAGGAGATAGGCCGTTTTTAGTCTTTACAATAGGCTTATTATCCTCAAAATCAATACTATATGAATCATTCAAATGATTCTGAAGTGCCAAATAAGCAATATCCGGCTTAACAATCAAAGGCTTACTTCCTAAAACATTGCGGATATATGTCTCTTTTTGATAGCCTTTAATAGCCTCTTTAATCTCCGATTCTTTTGCTGGGATTACCTCCTCCATCAACCGCTTATTCTCCTTACTTAATTCCATTACTTTACCTTGTAATTCTTCGGATGTAGAATTACCGGAGATTTTTACTTTCTCATAAGCAGCAGCAATAATCTCATCGAACTTCTTATCCTTTACCTCATCGGAAGAAAGTCCAAATTGCTTCTTGATCTTATGCTCTACTTTAGAGAGTTCAGTACCTCTAATCTCATCCTTAATAGGCTGAATGAAATCAGGATCGTTGGAGATTACATTTTTAAAGTTACTCTTCCACTGCGAAATAATTTCTTCTATATTTACTTCGCCTTCGGCTGTAAGTTTCTCCACCACAGCCTCATTTACTCCAATCTTTTTAAGAAATTTCTCAAGGTTATTCATTGTCGGTGTTTTTTGGTTTTCTTCCACGTTTTTTCTTTTTTATTGGTTCGGTATTTATGCTATCACTTATCTTATAGCCATATTCATCAGTAGGATTAATTTCAGCCTCTTCAAATTCATCCATAGTAATCTCATCTGTATAAGGATCATAGGTAGGAATAGGCTCAGGCTGTTTCTCAACTATTTCTTGAACTTTAACCTCATCAATTTGCGGAAGCACCATATAATTTTTGTCATTTCCGTGTTTTTGATTGATTTTGTGGGCATATTCCGTGATTTCACGGATTTTACCTGTCTTTATATCTTGAACTTTTAACATTTGTGGTAACATTGTTTTTTGGTTTTAAAATCAAATATACTAATCAATTCCAAATTGTTTCTTTACTGAAGCAGTTAATTTTACCGGAACAGCAGTATGCCGGCAATTATAGCCTCCTCTATAAATAGCAAAATTATCTGCTGTTGTCCCTGGGATACCTCCAGTTCCATAATTGTATGCCCATGCAATTTCAGAATCTAATTCTGATTTTTTCAATATTTTCTTACCCAGCCATCTGATACATTGTGGCCTTGTATCCCTGATAATAGTACCTACATAGATATAGGCATCTAAGCCATATTCGTTGGCTATACGGCTATTTATCTGTCCATCGTACTGAAGCATAGCATCACGGCTCATACGCACTACATAGCGTTTAAAAGAGCCTAATCGCTCAGGATTAGATTTAATAACCTGCTCTAATGATTGCTGTAAGTCTGATATAGTTGCTCCTGAGACTATATTCCGGTAAATGCCTTCTGTTAATGGCCTAATAAACTCTACATCTATACCCTGCCCAGTCAAATCTTGCATTACCTTATCAATCATAGCACTCTGTACAGGATTAATAAGTGTCTCTAACTCTTCAAAGGTTATCCCATTAACCTTATTTTGAATACGAGCATTATAGTCTCTTACCTGATCAAAATTGCGTAGATAGCTTTTAACATTAGAAGGATATTTACTGCTTTGAATAGCAGCAACAACAATAGAGTTTATCTCATTGATAGTCATTATATTAGCTGGATCAAAGACAAGTTTGCCATTCTTTTGATTCATTGACATAACTTTCTTCATAACGGCTCTATAAATAGCCGCTTCAATAGAATCAAAATCATTCAATAATGCCAGTTCGGAATCATCAATAAATGAATCCTTGGCATTAATTAGGGCATTTATGTCTTTCTCTTCAGCCATTACAGAGTAACAACAGGCATTGAATTATATCTATCTACAATAGGCTGTAACTCCCTATCCAAATCAACAAATATCTCTGCAAGATTCTTTTCAAGATACATTGTCCCATTTGTGGAAAGCAGAGCCATCAGCGTCTTATAGGCAAAGAGAGATTTAATTACATCATCTTTCTTAATAGTTCCGGCAGCCAAAAGCATCTGTTTATCAGCAGTGCTTATATGATAGATAGGATCATAGCTTACCAATACTTCAATGACACGGCTAATAGTTTTATTGCCACTAAATCTCTTCTTAGCCAAATCCTTAGTAGTCTCAACCAAGAAAGCCACAGGAGCATTTTTCTCGGACATCTGAGTAATCTCAAACATCAAAGCCTCTTCCGTTTTCATACTAAATGAAACAGGCTTTACAATTACAGGATCAAATGTCTGAGTAATATTCCTGTATCGCTCGATAATCAAAAGTGACTTATAGATAAGTTCATCAAAGACGTTATTGCTGATTTTAGTCAGCGACATAAATCCATCTTCCCGATCTACCAATTTAGCTGCTCCACTTTGAGCATCTTCAATATAATTGAGATACAAAGCATCCTCAGCCTTCTTTAGGAGTGTTTGCCATGCTTCACCGGAATATTGTATAATATCTACGTTAGGAGATACAAAACGCACCATTGGCGCATCTGAGAGAGAATTACCATCAAATGCTCCATTACCCTTATCTCGCATAAATACACCATAAGGACTTCTTACAATTATCCTTCCTGTGCCTTTACACACTTTACAAGGATAATGCTCATTCTCCTCTTCATTAAATACAGCACCTCCACGACATCCAGGAGCATCGCAATTTTCAGCTACTTCTTCCCTATATGGAAATGCAGATGTAGTCATTACACCCTGCCAATCGGAATACTGCCTAATAGCCTCATTGCCAAATGGAAGGAAAGGAGAGAAGTATGATTCAAAGTAATCATCATCAGTCATATTGCCCCCAAGCACCATAGCCGGCAAGTATCCAATATTGTGACGATATATTTCAGTGACTTCAAAGTTCTTATCTGCCTTATTCCCATATTGGGTATGTTTATAGTAAGCTTCAGATGTCATTGTATAATAAACATCTCCCTTATATACCTTTTTCCCTGCCTCAAGGACTTCTGATTTCTCTTTAGGCTCATACCACATCAAGGTATTATCATCTACATATTTAACATATTCAGATGATACCAAATAGCCATCAACTTCAACTTTTATAGTAGGGTTATCAATACCCTCTCCATAAGGAGTCCATACCAAATATCCATTAGGGTCTTCAATCATCCTCCTTACAACATATTTCTGTATGTAAGAATAGAAATATTGGTTTTTAAATTTCTTCTGATCGAGATATTGGCTTAACTCAGCAGATACCTGAATAGAGAAGTTGGCACTAATGAATATACGATATAGCTTATCAATCGCCCTATTCATTGAGCCTTTAGTAATAGGCTCATAAATCATAAGCCTATATTTCTGCACATCAGGATCTTCATTAGGCCGTCTGTCAGTTAGAATCTTACCTGGATTCTTACCCCTTGTATGTACATACATTTCCTCACGGACTTCAGTCCAGTGGTCATAATTTTCAGGCTTCTTCAGCTTTCCAATCTGACTATTCAATTCATTAATATCTATCATCGTTTTATTAATTAACAGGAGAATGATTTAGAACAATTAATACGAGTAATATCTGCTTCCAAGAACCACTGACTTCCTACTTCATTATTTCTTGAAATATTCCCTTCAGCATTGAATTGGCCATTACCGATATAAATGGTTTTTCCGGTAAGGACTTTAGCAATATAGGTAGCTACTTGAACAGGTATCCTATTCGTAAGCAACTTCCAATTTTCAGTCATTTGAGAATTGGTAGTCCTTGCATAATTTCCTACAAATTGCTTTGTAATTTGGAATCCCTTCTTTTCAAGATATGCCGGAATCCTAATCTCATTGCTGTAATAAAAGAAAGCACCAAAAAGATTATCCACTCCAAATTTAGTAGCATATTTACCATACCAATACCCATCGCAATCTGTTGTAGTATAATCACTTTTTATTACGATAGTATCTTTACAATTATTGATAAACTCATAAGGTTCAGTATAGAGATACTCAGTAGTTCCACTTAAATCAAATACAAATTCAAGATAAAAGCAGTTACTATCAGGAAATTGCAATTTAAAATCTGTGTAGATTAATGATAATGGTATTTTAATACCTTGAAAATCTTTATAACCTCCAATACCGCCGATAACTTCAAGATACCTTCCCACAAAAAATTCGGTACAATAGAATACCAAAGATTGAGGATTCCCACCAGTCTCTAAATATTCTCCTGTACAGCAATCTTTTAGATATACATTACAACCTCCTGTATCCCATCCCTGAGTGGGAGGCATAGTAGTGTTTAAGTTATCTATCTGCTGAAACTGAAAGTATAAAGTATCATCCTGATAAACAGGAAGATTAAACGGCAAATCATTAGC